TCAGTTCACCACCACAGACAAGCCGGAGAGCTTGTCCACTACTCTACGTTCGGACTCCGGAATGAACTGCTGGTAGATATCCAGAGTCGTACTCGCCCTCGAATGCCGCATGAGAGACTGAGCATCCTTCACGTCCGCACCGGCTATCTTCAGCCACGTTGCGTATGAAGTCCGAAGGCAACGCCAGTTCACAAAGTCGAGCCCCATCTTTCGAGCAATGGGTTTGATATGCCGCACGAGAATGTTGTTATCCCGCATCGGTACGCCCTTGTGAACGGATGAAAACACCAGGTCATCAGGACCGCACGATTTCACCACCCGGTACTTTCGTGTTGCCCTTCCAGCCTTCACCTCCACAACCATGCCCTTGAGCGCAAGGATTCGCGCGATTACCACGCCGTTTACTGGAATGGTGGTATTGCTGGCCGCACTCTTCGGCGCGCCCCAATCGCCGCGGCAATACCGTTCATCAATCGTGATGGAGTCCTCAAGGATATCGCCCCACTTCAGACCGATCAACTCGCTTACCCGAAGCCCTGTATAGAGCGCAACGAAAACCATCGTTGCGTAGGGCTCGGAGATCATAGCGAGCAGCGCCGGGAATTGCGCCGGCGTGATGAACGGTTTGGACCGCTTCCCAACTCGCGGCTTTGCTAACCGGATACCTGCCACCGGGTTCTTAACCAACAGCTCGTAACGAACCGCCGAATCCATGATGCTCGATAGCACATCGCGGATTTTGTCCATTGATTCGTGGGAGAGCTTGGTCTTACCCAAGCCGGAGAGATACCGATCCACCGTAAGCACGGTGATATCCCGCAAGCACAAGCCGCCGAACTGGGGTCTGAGGTAGTTCTTTATCACCCCTTCGTATCGGTCCTGCGTGCTACTGGCCATCTTGGGGAGCATCACCGGAATATACACGCTATCCACGAACTCCGTGAAGTTCGTAGCGGACCCTATGGAAACGAGCCCCTGATTCATCGGCCGCAAATGTTCCGACGCGATCTTGAGCACTTCGCGTTCGGGCATACTGGACGGCGCCAGCTTGATCCTTACAAGTTTTCGTGTTCGCCTCCCGTCTATGAACTCGTCTTGCCTGTACCGCAGCACCCAATATTTGCCGCGTCTCTGCGGCTTGGGCGCCTGAAACCTCCGTCGAGCCATCTTTTCGAAATCTCCTTTCGATGGCTCGGAGAGGTGCCTCTCGCTCAAAACAATAGCACGCGCGTCAAGATGCGGCGCGCCGTCTTGGTTGAGAGAAAGCATGGTACGAAATAAACGAATTAAACGAATTAACTTTAGATCCAATGACTTAGGCGGAACGGCCGCGCCCGGCAATTACGAAATAAGGCTACCGAACCAGGAACCACCGCTCTGTTGGGCGCCCGCCGGTCTCTTCCCGCGCCGCCGTTGCGAGCCCGTTCCCCTGAAGCACATTCAGGGCGCGCATGATATCGTGGGCCGGCTTGTTCTTTCCGAACAGGTAACTGATATCCGCCCGCGTCAACCCTTCCGGCGCCGCCTTGAGCGCCTGGAGTATCGCGTCCGCCGTGGAATCTCCGATGGCATCCCCGAAGATGAACCGCGCCGAATCTTCGCAATATCGCCACACGGCAAGCGCCGCTATCAGATGCCGCTGCGCCACCACGGGCGAACAGTCGAGCAACGCATAGAGACACGAGAGCCGGAGCGTTATCGCCTCCGCCCTGGTGGTGACGGCCCCGAACAGGCCCAGCCGGTCTCCGGACAATTGGGCGTAGACCTCTTCCCACAGTTCGCCGGCCTCTTCGTCGCGCCGGAGTTCGCCCGCCGTCCTGCCGAACCGCACGGCATCGTTCAGCCGGCGTATGAGCGGAGCCAGATCAACCGTATGCAGCGCCCCGCCGTTCGGCAGCAACTTGGACCGCTTCACGCAGACCCACAGAAACCGATTCGCAAAGCCGTTGCCGGCCTCCGTGGTGGTGAGGTACTTCAACAGTTCATCTTTCGTGACGTGGCCAATGATGGAGATATGCGCCCCGGTCGATTTTGCCGGCCGCGTCTTGGTGAGCACCCGGAGGTTCCCCGTGTCCCACGCTTGCCGGATGATAGCCGAAAGGGTATTGCCGTCGCGGTCCGCCACCTTGAGCGTTGAGGCGAATTCCGATTCAAGCACCAGGAGCCGCTTGTCCGTGACGCCGGCATCGGTTCTCACAGTCTGGTAGCCCGTGACTGCCCGCGCTTTGCCCTCTCGTATCGGTTCTTCTTCTTCGATGGGGTCTCGCACGGCCCAGATAACGCCCTCGCCGCTCGAAAGACCCGATTGGATGCGGTTCTCTGCCCATCCCGAATCCGCCACGCCCAACAGTTGAGAAACCGCACTCCACGATGAACCCTTGCGCCCGCGCGACGTTTGCCCCACAAGCACGCCGAACAGGTTCAGGTAATGCAGATCGGAGCCGGCCCGGAAGTGCGGCCCGCGTCCTATCGCGTTACCCAGCCCGATCAGCAGTTGCACCAGGAGCCCGGCCGCGTCCGCTTCGGAATGCGGTTCGATAGTCCGCACGATATCGCCGGCCAGCCCGTGAAACGCCTCGGGTTCCATCGGCTTCGGCCATTGCGGGCCGGCTGCAATCGGCCGCGGTTCCGCGGCCTTGCCGTTCACCTTGGATTCCTTCATGCAAGCGTGTAGCGCCGCGGAAAGGTCGTACTCTTCGCGGTCGCGCAGTTGTTCGACGTAGCCTCTCATGCGGCCTCCGCTCTCTTGGTGGTCCGGTAGTAGCGGAGAAGCACGTCAAACGGCGCCCGCTCGATTGCCGTGATGCTCCTGTCGAGTTCCTGGTACTTTCGTTCGGAGCAGTCCGCCACGTCCGCCGCAAACTCTGCAATCACGCCTTCCATGCCGTGACGGATGATGTAGTTCTTTGCGCGATGGTAGGCGCCCAAGTGCGAATTGCGGGCCTCGCGCAACTCCTCGATAAGCCCGTTGCGCCACGCTACCAGGTCCCGCGCTTCGAGTTCGGCCGCTTTGCGCCGCGTGGCCCATTCGCGCCGCTCCTGGTTCGTCCAGGGCGCACCCATCGGCACGCCGGCCAGATCAGCGAGCCAATGGAGCGCGGCTTTACGATCCAGACCCAGCGCCCGCTGAACCAGCTTCAGTTTGCCGCCGCCCTCGTTGCACTTGAAGCAATACCAGGTGCCTTTGTTGGGATTGATAGAGAACGTGGTCGGGCTGTCGCCCTTGTGGAGTATGCAGCGCGTCCGATTCGCCCGCGCCGGAGGGAAGCCCAGAGCGTTCAACAGCTCCGGCATGGAGACCCTATCGAGAATCTCGGTTCCGGAAACGCCCAAACGTGTTACACTCGGATCGGTTATCACCACCGAAGTTTCCTTTCAGCCCGGCCTGCGAAGCCGGGCTTTTGATTTCCTGGAACAACGGCCCGCATTCGGAGTCCCGTGGTTCCGCACTTTCGATTACCGCCCGCGCCCATTCAGCCATCAGCCCGCCGTACTTCGCCGGATTGCTGCTGATAATTCGCGCGCATTCCAGGTTTGCCGCTGCGATCAGTCGTTGTTTCTCTTTCATAAAAAACGGGCCGGGGTAACCAGCCCCGGCCCAGCCACAAAGGAGGTGTCCGTATAGACATTGCGCCGTCGTAAGCGAGAAAGGAGAGAAAGCGCCGGGAGACGGCCCGCAGGGTAACCAGCCCCGCCCCATGTGGAGCGAGCATCGGGACAAAGGAGGAAGAACCCGACACGCGCCCACAAACTCTACGCTGGCCCGGTCTGCATGGTGGGCTGAATGCTGCACTCAACCACCGTGGTTCCGTTGCCGGCCGCCGAACGCGCGTAACCCACAAGCGGCTTGCTGCCGGTTCCCGCGGTGACGGTCAGCTTGCTTGCACCGGAGTCCCAGTAGAGCTTTGCGCCCTGCGTAACAACGTCCGTTGTCACCTTGGGGAGTGAGAACACGCCCTCGGTGTCAATTTCGACATCGGCCCCGGATAGCGCATCGAAAGCCGCCACGCCTACGATGCTGCCCACAACCACCAGCGAACCGCTGGTAACGTCTGCCGGCGCGGTCACGGTGACGGTAACGCCTTCTTGAATGTAGTTCTTCATTTTCAAAATCCTCGATTCGTTTGAACTGTGAATTGTCTTGCCGCGGGATTCTGAAGACGTGCAATCTCCGCGTCTACTTGGCGCAATGCCGCCTCAAGCTCGGCTTGCGGCCGGTAAGTCAGCCCGCGCCCTTCAAATTCGACGCGGGAATAGCCCTTGCCCATTTCGTCAACGAGCTTGTCCCGCGCCGCCTGCAACTGGTCGATTGTCACGGCCATGACTACGCCCCTGGGTTCTTGTAAGCGCCGCGGAAATCCAGCCCGCCGCCGCCGAAGTCCAGCCGCGCTTTGATTTCCACGCCGTCCGTGTCGAAGCCCAACCGGGTTTCAACGTGAAGCCCCTCGAAGCCCTGAAGGTAGGCGTATTCGATCACCGGCAACACGGCCGGGTCCGCGAACACGTACCAGCCCGTAGTGCTCACGGCATCGAGCCGTGGTTCCACCACCAGCGAGAGCGTACCCGAGAACGGGTTCACACCGCTCGGCGCGTTCGGGTAGAGTGTAGCCAGATAATGCTCGGCCGCGGTTTCTTGCGCCGCGGGAACCACCAGGTACTTCGGGGTTGCATTGATAGGGGTGATGCCATTCAGCCCTTTCTGAGTCCGCAGAGCCAGGCGCGCCACACTTAGCGTTGTGTCGCTGATGACCGCGCCCGTACCGGCCAGGTTGGCGTGTCCGGTATGGAAGACCGCCTTGCTATCCGAGAGAATCGGCCCGGCCCCTGCGTTGCTGGTGAGCAACGTCACCAGGAATTGATTCTCGAATTCCTGCGCGGCCATCGCCCAACCGGAAGCGATATCCGCGAGCGCGCCCAGATCATCGTTAATCAGGGCTTTCCGCGTCATCCCGAAAACCTTGCCGAACGTGTCAATGGAGTAGCTTTCCTTGCCGTCCACGATGGAACCGCGCTTGAATTCACCCTTCTCGTTGACCTTTTCGAGAGTCGGCAACTCCCCGCGCCGGATGATGTTCCGCGGCTTGAAATCGCCCACCGTGGCGCGCTTGCACACCACCTTAATTCCGCTCGGAGCCAGTTGGTACTGAGCCGCCAACACCTTGTTGGTGATGTTCGCTAACAGGTTCGGAAAGTCGCTGGTGGTGTTCAGCGAACGGGTGATAACCTCCGCATCCGAACCCAGAGCGTTGAGACCGCGGACGCGCAACAGTTCGCGCGCCATGTCCACCAGCCGGCGCCCCACATACGGCCGCGCCTGCTCTGCCGGCTGAAATGTCGGGTTGACCCGATGATAGAGAGCGTCCGCCATGTGGCGCACCATCTCGTCGGGTTCGGCTTCCCGGGTCACGATAGAGGGGTTGCGCCCGTCAATCGTGGGGGTCTGCCGTGCGGCTTCCTGAATGATGGCAGAGCGCGCCGCATCCAAGGAAAGATGCCGCGTAATCACGTCATCGACGAACGCCGTAGAGATTCCCACCGCGGCGCCGATTGAGCGTATCTGAGTTTGCAATTCTTCGTTCATGCTTTTTTTGCTCCTGGTTTGCGCGCCGGCATCGGCCGCCAATGGAGTGAAGGACACTTCCACCGGAGTCCACCGGGTTGCTGTTTTGAGTCGGGCACCATCGCCCCGTTTAGAAACTTCCCACTTCTGGACCGTGTAGCCAGCCGAAACGGAACGGATAACACCGCTCCCTACGTCCGCCATCACGCCCTGAACTTCCGGCCGCTCACTGAACCGCAAGTCAGCCACGCCCCGCGTACCGTCAACAGACGCGGTTTCTACCACGCCCAAGATGGAGCGCACACCGCTGAATCGGTCGTGATTGTCGAGCACCGGCCCGCCGATCAGCTTGGCGAGATCCACCGCGCCAGGGTCCATCGAAAGCCGCTCGATGTACGGCCCCTCGTAATCGGAGCGCATCACGTCCGCGCCCGTGCTGAACACTACTTGCACCGTCCGCTTTTCCGCGTCGAACGTGGAAGGTTCGAACGGAGCCGCCCTCGTTAAGATTTCTTCGTTCATGTGTCCCTCAATTCCCACAACTGAATCAGCAGTCCGCCGCGGTAGTCTGAAACCAGAACTAACAACGGCCCGCTGGTCTTTTCGTTGCCGGCCACGAATGCCCGCATGTCCACCGCGCGCCCGATTCGTTCCGTGCGCTCGATGAATTCTTTGCGACTCAGCCCGAACTGCTTTCGGAATTCCTCGGCGTAGTGAATCTCAAGCGGCCGGCCCGCCGCGGCTTCAATTTGACTGAGTAGGCTCACTCTGAATTCCGCCCGTGCCCTGCTCTTGACCTTGCACCGTGGTTTTTCTCGGGTCTGAATCGAGCACCAGGCCCAAACGATCAGCACGCGCGTTATCGGTTGCAATCTGCGCGTCCAACTCTTCCGCGTCCAATCCCGTGAGTGCTACGGCTTCCGATCTGGACATGAATCCGGCGCGGACGCGATGCACCACCGCCAGCATTTCGGCTTTCGGGTCCAACGCCTCGGGTAACGGCGCGATCCACCGCGCCCCGTAATCGCCGGCATTGCCCGGCAACACTCCCACGGCCACCGCCAGGCGCGCCCACTGGTTCAGAACCACACGGCAGAATTGATGCACCATCAGGTGATGCTGTAGGCTTTCCAGGTGCCGGCGGAATTCCAGGAGCGAATGCCGGCCGGAGGCAAACGTCACCTGCGAAACATCGCCCGATAGCAGTTCATAGGGCAGGTTCAGCGCGCTTGCAATGGCCCGCAGTTGCGCCCGCACGAACGGTTCGAACATCACGCCAGGGTCTACCGGGTTGCTCCATTCCACGGTTTCCCCGGCCTTCAGTCTCACCATTGAACCGGGTTCCAGGGTCGGTACGCTGTTCGGGTCCGAATTCAGCGGATTCGAGCCGTCCTGAGTGGTAACGAATCCGCAGTACAGCGAGCTAACTTTGGCTTTCACCAGAGCCGCTTCGATATACTCTTGCAGTTCCTTCAGTGGCAACAGCGCCGGAGACAACCACGAAACGCCCCGTTCGGCGCCCGGCTGAATCGCATCGTGCAGGTGCATCACCTGGTCCGCCGAAACACGAACGGAAACGTAAGTAGGCGCCGGCGCCGCGGGGTACTTTGAGAACAGCCAATATGCCGCACGCCGGCCCGCGTCATCGTATGTGATGCCGTTCAAGGTATGCTGGTCGATTCGGCTGTTATCCAGGTATTCGGCGCCCAGCAGTTGCAGTTGGAGCGGAACCCGTTGCCCGGGGTTCAGCACGAACCGCACAAGGCATTCACCATCCACGGCCCACGCCCGCTGAACCGCTTGCTGGAAGCCGTAGAAGTCGTAGCGGCCGGAGAAGTCGGCTTCATCCGTCCATGCCTCGAATTCGGTTTGCGCCAACCTCTTCATTTCGGGATTGTTCGCGCGGAATTGGGGAGTGATGCCGGCGCCCACTACGCCCACGGCTAAACAGTCCACGGCGCGCCGGGTCCATGGGTTGTTCCTGAAGGAATCGCGCGCCCTGGTTCGCACCAATGGCGAATTGTTGACGTTGAGGAAGTCGGTAGACGTTGCGCCCCAGTTCGCCAGGCGATTACCACCGCCTGCCGCATCCCAGAGCACCGCGGAACGGCGCACCACTTCCGCCCCGCTTTTTTCGCGGGTGTTAAAAGGCCAGATTTTCATGGGGATTTATCCTTGCTGGTACACCAGCGGTTTGAATTCGAGTGCGAAATCCGGCGCGATGATTTCGTCCCGGTCGTTGCGGATTCGCTGCGTCTGTGTGCGACTGCTACCACGCCAGCCCACCGCTTCCGGCCGCAACTCCGGACGGAGAAACAGCACTCTGCGCCTGTTGCCGATGCCGATGAATCCGGCCGCCACCAGTTCGAGCGCCCTTGAAATTGACACCTTCCCCACAGGGAAGGAACGCGAATTACGCACCTCTACCGGCCCGTCTTGCGTCCTCAAAACTTCCACCACTTTCGACAATCGCAGTTCCATAAGCACACCTCGGCCTCATGCGCTCGATAACCCCGGAGCCAGGGGACTAAAAAGCCGGGCTCACTTCACGGCTTTGTTCTCGCGCCCTTTGATGTAAGCCCAGAGAATTTCGAAGCCCCGCGCCACGAACAGCGGCGCATCGAACACCACATACGAAATCGCATCCCACTTTCGCTGTGAACTGACCAGCCTTTTCGGATCTTCGAACGTGGACAATGAACCAAGAAACTCAATCCCCGTGATACCGCCATCCCGCACGCTAAACGAAACAGTGTTAAATACGAAAGGTGATTTCCCGCGGAACTCGTCGGCCTCACCACCCTTGGCGTATTCATCTACGACCGCGGCAAAAGTCGAGCGGCCGGTCTCAAGCACCCTTTCTGTCCCGGGATCTGTGCGAGTAGCAATTTCATCCGCCACGACCCAAGCAATGTGTTCGGGAGCGAGCCCGGCTTTGGAAAGGAAAGAGACGGCGGAGATTTTCAGGACGTCGCGCCCGGTGTATTTCCGGTGAAAGCCGCGTCCGGTCTGTTCAACGGGTGCCAATTGAACGATGCCCCGCTTTATGTAGCCTTCCACCGTTCCGCGCCCCAACTGCGTAAGCGTCAGAACTTCGCTGAATGAGAACGCTGGTCGATCTATGAAGGTTTTGTTCATACCATTGCCTGCTGGTTTAAATGTAAAACATTGCCCGCTGGTCTGTCAAGTGATATATTCAGGTCTGAAAGGAACTTGTTATGCAGCGATGGACATACGGATATGCCGTCTACGATGGTGCTAAGGTTTCTGACATACGTTTAGGTGAGATCGGTTCGCCGGGTGACGTTGGTTTCGAAGGTTTATTGGATTGCGCCGGGTTCTATGGATGGGAGTTTTGTGGATCGCTTCCGGAACCGGACATCGGCGCCGCCATTGCGGATCACTCACCGACGGCCGGCCCCCGATGCCATGTATTGATTTTCAAGCGGCCGCGATCCTGATTACCAGTTTCCCGTTCCCACGAACTTCGAGCGGTACACCTGATATGCCGGCGCGGGTTCCGTTGGTTTGTCAGCCCGCTGCATCAGGTTGAGCCGGTCCACTTCCGCATCCACCAGGACGCCATGCGAGACCAGCGCACAGAGCGCCGTGTACGCATAGACCGCGCAATCCCACGCTTCCGCCAGCCGCCCGGGTTTCCGAATCCAGGCCCGCTCCGGCCGGCCGCGCCGGTACTCGGTCTTCAGAAACTCGCTGGTGAACTGCCGGAAGTATTCCAGATTGCACCAGGGCGCCGCGGGGAAATGGATGCGGCCCGGTTCATCTGGCAGCCGGAGCCGCTGCGAAACCACCTGTTTCGCGGAGTCAACCCCAATGATGTACACGCGCCCTTTCGCCGCTTTGCTCTGTTTCTTCGGCCAGATCGGGCGCGGCCCGGCCATGCCCTTGATGGCGAACACACGGCGCCCGCGGCGCGCCTCTGCGAACTGGCACACGGCATTGGTGAAGTGCCCGCCCGAATCAACGCAGACCGCGTGTATCGGCATCGGCCCGATAGTCGGATGCTGGAACGGATGCAACAGGAATTCATCGAGCGCCGCCCACAGCGCCGGCCCGCTCGGGTCTCCGGGGAACTTCCGATGCGCCAGTAACCAGGATTCCTCACCCCGGCCCCACGCGAATACGGACGCCTCCAGGCGATCATCTTGAACGTCCACGCCACACGTCAAGACCGCCGCCTCCGGGGGAACCTGAGAGCCCAGGGCTTCACGGCGCGCCATCAGGTCGTCTTCCGAGACCGCGGCTTGTGCCTGGTCATCCCACAGTTCGGCAAGGGACGTGTTTATGAACGCCCTCATGCGCTCGATATTGCCTTGCGACTTGAGCCAATCGGCCGCCAATTCGCCCCACGCGCGCCACGGGCTGTACAGTTCGGACAGGTGGAAGCCTGCAATCCTCGAACTCGGGTTGCTTGCGATCCACTTGCCGCGCGCCACCATGCCGCCTTTCAGGTGGTGAGGAATCAGCTTTTCACACTTCACACAACGGTATTGCGCCTCTTCCGGCCGGCCCTCGGGCCATTCGATGCGCTTCCACTTGAGCACCTGGAACGCGCCGCAATGCGCACAAGGGACGTGATAGAACCGCTGGTCACTCTCCAGGAAAGCCGCCTCGATGCGGCTTGCATCCTTCACCGTGGGCGAACTGGTCATGACGATTTTGCGCGTTCCTACAAACGTGCGGGTTCGCGCAATCGCCAGTGAAGCGCCGTCGCCTTCGGCACCCGCCGAATCTTCCCAGCGGTCAAGCTCGTCCATCAACAGGTATCGAATCGGCCGCGATGCCAGGCCCGCGGGGGAGTTCGCGCCCACGATGGAAACATGCCCGTCGCGGAAACGCCGATGAAAAATCGTTGAGCCAATATCGCGGCCTTTCGCCGCGGCAACGAGCCCTTGCAGCACGGGAGTATCCCGGAACAGGGGAGAAAGCCGGTCTTTCGAAAAGGCTTCGGCCATCGGCAAGGTAGGCTGAACCACCAGGGCCGGGCCGGGGTCTTCGGCCACAATGTAGGAAATCAGATTCAGGAGTAGTTGCGACTTGCCCATCTGGGACGCCCACATGAGCACCACTGATTCATAGGGCGAATGTGGGGAGAGCGCGTCGGCCGGTTCCCGTTGGTAGGGGAAGGAATGCCAGCCGCCCACTTGCGCGGAAGCCTCAGACGAAAGCCGCGCGTGGTCATCGGCCCATTGGGAGAGCGGGACGCGCACCGGGGGAAGCCAGCCGGCCGCGAACCGCAGTACAAGCGCCTTAAGCGCCGGCCCGTATTTCATTGGAGAGCTCCTTCAAGATCGCCTCGCACTCGCCGGCCAGCACGGCCCGCACTTCCCGCGGGTCACTGATGGGCGCCACCTTCGCCGCACAGTTCACCGGAATTCGAAGCACGGCGCGCTTGATCTTTGCCCGGATGTCCGACCATGCCGCATCCACCTGGTCCACCGCGATCATGCGGCCGGCCTTTTCCGCGGCTTCCATCTCGCGGATTTCAGCGAGTGCCAGTTCCTTACGGCGTCGCGCCTCGTTCTGCGAGACCTTCGCGGTCTTGTCGGCTTTGGTGTCGTGTGGCAT